CGCCGACGGCAAGGTGATCGTCGACGCGCGCACCATCGACCTGCGCAATGAGCGCTGGTGGCAGGACTACCCGCTGCAGGACCCCGACGGGACCGTCGTCGACGAGCCGCTGCTGCACCGGCTCACCTACCAGCACGACCCCGACGACGACGACGACCTCGGCCTGACCTGGCAGCTCATCGACTTCCAGCGCGCCGCGCAGGACTGCATCAACAAGATGCTCGAGTACAAGAACCGCGGGCTGGCGCTGCAGATGCTCGCCCCGGTCAACTCGCTGATCACGCGGCCCGACGACGTCCCCAACGCGGTCCGCTACTACAAGCTCTCACCCAACGGCGAAAAGCCGCAATGGGAGGACCCGCCGAGCGCGCAAATCCTCAACGCGCTGCAGCAGATTTTCAACCTGATCATCGAGCAGATGAACCGGGTCGCGTCCTACGAGGACGTCAAGGCCGAGAGCAACGTCGCCGCCAAGACGACGCAGGCGGTGATCGAGCAGTCGCTCGCGCGCTGGCAGTCCTTCCTCGGCGACCTCGCCGTCTGGTGGTCGCGGCTGATGCGCCACTGCCTGAACCTGGTGGCGCGCTACTACAACGAGCCGCGCACGCTGCAGATCAGGGGCCGCACGGGCTGGGAGTCGATCGCCGACTTCAAGGGCGCCCGGCTGCTCGGCCAGACCAACGTGCGCGTATTCCCCGGCTCGCTGGAGTACCTCAGCCGCAACCAGATCATGGCTAAGACGCAGTACTACGCGTCGATGGGCTGGGTCACCCGCGAGCAAGCCATGGCGGCGATCGAGGGCGGCCAGGCCGAGAAGATCACGGAGGGCTACGACCAGGACGTCGCGAAGGTCAACCGCATCATCGGGCGCATCCGCGACGGCACCGTCATGCAGATGCCGACCCGCCAGGAAATGGTCGAGATCACCGACCCCATGACCGGGCAGCCGCTGCGCGTGCCCGAGGAGGTGCCGGTGTGGATGCCCTCCGATTGGGACAACGTCGACGTCTGGCAGCAGCAGCTCGCGCTGTGGATGAAAACCCAGGACTTCGAGCTGCTCGGCGCCGTGCACCCGGACCGCGCCGAGGTCGCCAAGCTCATGTGGGCCGGGCTCGACCAGCTCCAGGACCAGAAAGCCATGCAGGCCGCCCAGCGCCAGCAGGCGATGGCGCAGGCGCTCGGGATGGGCAACGCCGCCGCTCCGCAAGGCCCGCCGACGCCGCCGTCGCAGCCCAACGCGGCGGGGATGCCGAGTTCGGGCGCCAACGAGCCCGGCAAGGGACCGGGCTCGGGCGAGCACACCGGCCCGCAGTAACCGACTTCCACCAGCGGGACACGCCCTCGACGGGCACCCCGAAATCGCCGGATACGCGATGAGCACCCGGCCAACCACAAGGAGCACTCACCATGAGTGAGCAGGCCGCACCCGCCGAAGGCGGGACGACGCCGCCTGCTGTTGCCGGACCCGAAGGGACACCCGGCACAGCCGAGCAGCAAGCCACGCAGGAGCAGCAGGCCGTTGATTGGCAGGACCGCTATCAGCACCTGCAGCCCGAGTACACCCGGGTCACGCAGGAGAACGCGACGCTGCGCGAGCAGGTTGAGTATGCGCACTCGCTGCTTTCCTCAGACGACCCGGACACCCGTCGCGCGGCAGCAGAAGCGCTCGGCTATGTGCTCGAGGACGAGCCCCAACCCGGTGTGAACGAGGACCCGCTCGAGCAGTTCGGCGAGCGGCTCGGCCGCATCGAAGAATCCCTGACCCAGCGCCAGCAGGACGCTGAGGACGAGGCGTACGCCGAACAGGTGCGCGCCGTCGTCGACGAGCGTCTGAGCGGGCTCGGGATACCAGAGGACGACCAGGATTGGGTGTTGGCGTACGCCATCAACGCGCTACCGATCACCGAGGAGGGCCTGCCGGACATCCAGCAGGCGTTCCGGGTGTTCCAGGCGCGCGAAACCGAACGCCAAAGGGCGTGGGCGCAGTCCAAGCAGGCCCCGCACTTCTCTCCGCACGGGCAGCCAGCAACCGAGGTCCCGAACCTCGACAACCGCCAAGAGCGCCAGGACTGGATGACTCGCCGCTTGATGGAGGGCGAGCAAGCCGGGTACTGACGCGGGCGGATCGGGGCGGGTCCGGCAACCCCCTTCCTCTCAGGAGAACAAGATGCCGCAGACAGCGGTGAGCATGGCCCAGGTGATGAAAGAAGCCTGGACCGCCGAACGGCTGCAGAAGCAGTTCGAGGACAAGAACATGCCGCTCGGCAAGATCGAGGCGCTGCGCGGCGTGATGATCGGCCGACAGGCGCAGACCCCGGTGTGGGGCGGCCGTTCAGGCGCCTTCACGTCCGTCGGCGCCGGTGGCGGCAACCTGAACCCGGCGCAGCAGCAGCCGGTCGCGCAGGCGCTCTGGACCCTGGTTTACAACTGGTTCCAGATCGAGCTGGACACGTCGGCGCTGGCGCAGGCGTCGGGCCAGAATCTGCAGTCGATCGTCGGGGGCAAGGACCTCGAGATCGAAGGCGCGATCGAGAACACCAAGCACCAGATGACGCGCATGGTGGTCACCAACGGCGACGGCATCGTCGCCGCGGCTGACACCACCGCGTCGGCGACGGTCATCAAGCTGATCGCCGCCGCGGCCGAAGGCGCGTCCTACGGCTACTCGGCGCTGGTGCGCGGCTGGCTGTTCCCGAACATGCCGGTCGACGTCGGCACCACGGGCGACTCCGATGCGCTTGCCACAGAGGCGGTCATCCAGTCGGTCGACTACTCCAACCCGGCAGCGCCGACGGTGACGATGCCGAGCGCGATCGCGACGACGGCGGGGACGCACTTCTTCTACATCCCCAACCCGAACTCGCCGACCGCTCCCAACCCGGAGCTGAACGGGCTCCGGCAGATCATCGGCTCGGGTGCGCTCGGCGGCCTGAACCCCGCCAGCGCCGGACAGGAGTTCTGGCGCGGCGCGGCCCGAGACACCACCACCACCGTGTTCTCGCTCGACCTGCCGCTGAACTTGCAGCGGTACGTCCTGCAGAACTCCAACGAGCCGGGCACGGACGTCTGGACCAGCTACCGGCAGCAGGCGAACTTCTACGCGCTGCTGCAGAACCAGGTCATGTTCTCGGGCGATCAGAACCTCGCCGCGGGCAACGTGAGCGGGCCGAAGTGGAACGGCATGTCGGTGCAGGCGTTCGCCGACGTGCTCGACACCGACTGGTACCAGCTCACGCTGTCGGACCTGGTCCGCATCAAGTCCGCGCTGGATAAGCCGACCTGGGCGTCGGACATCGAAGGCTCGGGCCAGTCGTTCGGGTGGAAGCAGGGCACGACGCGGTTCGTCGACGGCCTCGTCTACCCGATGCAGCTCGGCGCCCAGCGCCGCAACACGCAGGCGGGGGCGCTGGCGCTCAAGTAGTCCGAGCCCCCTCGGACGTCCGGCCGGGCGCCCGCCCTCGACCTCCCTGTCGCGGGCGCCCGGCCATCCCCTCCTCCCATGCCTCTGTTCGTACCCCCCAGCGTCGCGCGCGAACTTCGCGAGCGCACCATGAGCTTTCGCGAGGACGTGCTGCGTTCCTGCGACCTCGACGACACCGACCCGCGGCTGATCGAGATGAACCGGGTCCTGCACATGATCAATCGGCGGCTGCTGCTCGTGCGCGCGCGCGAGCGCGTTGTGCCCGGCGTGCCGATGAAGCCGGGCTACTACCACCTGCTCGTCGACGGCGACGCCGACACCGGCGCGCCGATCAGCGTGACCGTCATCGAAGGCAAGGACGGCGAGTTCGTCGAGCCCACCTCGCGCGTGTTCGAGAAGCTCGCCGCGGGCGACATGCGCGAGCGGCGCAACCTCGAGCGCTTCAAGAAGGCCGACCTCGACGAGTGGGTGCGCAACGAGGCCGAGAAGGCCCGCGACGCCGAGGAGCGGCGCGAGGACGTCAAGGACCGCGTCAACGCCTACACGCGCACGTCGGTGTCGATGAACCAGGGCACGCCCTGGACCCAGAACGCGCAACCCAACGCGTTGCGCGCGCGCGACGAGAAGAAGAAGAAGGGCAAGCGCTGAGTGAACGGCATGGCGCTCAGCGACGCGCAGGTCGAGCTTGCCGCCCGCGGCTTTGACTACCTGACGCCGCAGCGGATGACGATGATGCTCAACGCGGGCAAGAACGCCTTCGAGGACGCCTGGGAATGGCCGTGGCTGCAGGTCGTGATGTTCGGCCCGGCGCCGCTGGTGATCCCCGACCTCAAGTACGTCACCCTGGTCAAGAACGGCGTCGATGAGCTGATCGGCCTCGACCTTCGGCAGCTCGGCCTCGGCAGCAGTGACCTCAACCTTCCCGGGACGCCCGAGCACTGGTATCTGGCAGACCAGGTCGGCGACGCGGTCACGATGCGCGTGTGGCCCGCGGGCGAGGCCGAGTTGTCCGTCGTCTACATCCGCCACTCGCCCGAGCTGGTCGACCCCGACGACACCCCGCTGATCCCCGCGCGCCATCAGTCGCTGTGGATCGACTACGCGGTCGTCGAGGCCTACCACGACTCCGACAACTACGCGGGCGCGCAGGCGCTGCGCGGGGAGATCGCCGTCCGGCTGCAGGCGGTGATCGAGACCTACGAGACGCGCAACCGCCAGCACTCGTTGCCGATGACGGTGCGCGGCTTCGACGAGGACGGCTGATGGCGACGGCCGCTTACATCAACGGCTACCGCCAGTACACCTATGCCGACTTCTCGGGCGGCCTGAACCTCCGCGACAAGGCCGACACCGTCGGCGATCGCGAGGCGATCGACCTCCTCAATGTCACGTTCAATGAGCGCGGCGCGATCATGCAGCGCGACGGCTTCGCCGACCTCGGCGACACCGACCTGACCAACCGCGTCGACAGCCTCGGCGCCTACTACCGCGCCGACGGGCTACGCCAGCTCGTCGCTGGGTGCGGCACCCGGCTCGACGTCCTCGACGTCGGCGGCCACATCGACGGCTCCCTGACCGGCCTGCTCGGCGGCCCCTGGTCGTTCGTGCGCTTCGCCGCGCCCGGCTCGGAGCATCTCTACGCCGCCAACGGCCTCAACACGCCCCAGCGCTGGGACGGCTCGGCCTGGGTCTCCGGCGATGCGATCGCCAACGTCGACGGCGTCGCCGGTCGCGCGATGCCGAAGGCGGGCTCGCTCGCCGTCACCGCCACCGTGCCCGGTGACACCTCCGGCTCCAACGCCTCCAACCGGCTGATCGCCACCGCGTTCGGCACGCAAGGCAACGGCGGGCCGGGCGGCGCGCCGACGAACCCCAGCCGCTGGTACGCCTCCAACCCCGGCCAGCCGGAGCGCTGGGAGACCGACGGCGCCGCAGGGCCGCCCGTGCGCGGACGCAACTTCGGCGACCTCACCCCCGGCGACGGCGAGCAGATCATGGCCGCCGTCACCTGGCGCGAACTCGTGTTCATCTTCAAGGAGACGAAGTTCTTCGTGCTCTGGGGTGAGAGCACCGCCGCCGACGGGACACCCATCTTCAACTTCCGCGAGGTCGTCAACTCCGTGGGACTCGCTTCACGGCTGGCGGTCACCGTGGGCCGCGACGGCGTCTACTTCTTCAACCGCCGCGGCGTGTATCGCACGTCGGGCGGCAACCCCGAGCTGCTCTCCGACCGGCTCGACCCGCTGTGGACCGGCAACCCCGCCGACTACTACCGCGGCGACCCGATCAACCTCGGCCAGCTCGGGCGGGTGCGCCTGCACTGGCTGATGGAGCAACTGTTCGTCGCCGTCCCCACCGGCGTGCGCACCGTCAACGATCGGATGCTGGTCTACGACACCGAACACAAATGGTGGACCGTGTACGACATCGCCGCCTCGGCGCTCGCCGGGTTCCGGCGCGCCGACCAGGCCGAGCTGCACCACGGCTACGCCAGCGGCCCGCAACGCGTCGGGCATCGCTCGTTCGGCTCGGTCACCGACCGCGGCCAGCCGATCACCTCGCGCTGGCGCTCGGGCTGGTCGGACTACGCCTCGAGCCAGGTCAAGACGATTCGTGAGACGCGCGCATGGGGGCGCGGCGCGGTGCGCGCCTCCTTTTCCGCCGACTACCAGCTCAACGAGCGCGGCAGCGTGCCGATGCCGTTCACCGTCCTCGGCGATGAGTGGACCTACGCGAAGCTGACCGCCGCCGACGGCACCTACGCCCAGCTCGGCGCCACCTACACCAGCTACGCCAACCTGACCGGCAACGTCCCGGCCGTGCCGCAGATCGGCGATTGGCTCGCCCGCTATGCCATCCGCGGCGTCGTGTTCTCGACGGAGTTCGCCAACGATCCGCTGCTGCCGTACTGGTCGGTGCATCGCGTCGCCAGGCACATGCGCGAGATCAGAGAGCCGTCGATCGCGTGACCGAACAACTCGAACTCGGCCAGGTCACCGACGTCTACGTACGGCGCGCGCTCGAGCGCCTGTCAACGCGCCGCAGCGGCGGGGCCACCGGGCCGCCCGGTCCAGCCGGTCAAGCCGGGCTTGTGTGGCGGGACGAATGGGACCCGACCGTCGCCTACCACCCGGGCGACGCCGTCGAGCACAACGGCAGCTCATGGATCGCCCCCGCCGACATGCCGGTCGGCGTCGAACCCGGCGTCATCCCGACCGACCCGGTGCTCTACACGATCCGCGGCGTGCGCGTGCACGCCTCCGAGCGCATCGCCTCGTCGACCTACATCACCCGGACGATCGACGCATCCTCCGATACGACCGACGTCAGCGGCCGCAAGGCGGTGGCGCTGCTGCTCGACCGCACCGGCTCGAGCGCGCACGTCCTGACGTTCCGCAACGATCACGCGACCTCCAACCTCAGCGTCGGGATATGGGACACGGGCGGCGGCTTCCAAACCGGCTGGTCGGTCACGCTCACGCCCGGCACAGAAGGCACGATCACGCTCCCGGCTGAGACGCGCGACCTCATCGCCCTCGCCTACTTCACGACCTCCGACGCGGGCAACTTCGCCGCCAAGGTCACCAACCCGGGGCTGCTGGTGCCGCCGCTGCTGATCCCGCCCGAATGGGACCTGCTCGCCGCCAAGGGCGACCCGGGCGCCACCACCGGCGACCTCACCTACACGCACACGCAGGGCGTGGCGTCGGCGAGCTGGACGGTCGTGCACGGCCTGCACAAGTACGTCTCCGTCGACGTCGTCGACACGGGCGACTCCGTCGTGATCCCGAGCGTGCACTACGACAGCGTCGACCAGGTGACGCTGTCGTTCGGCTCGCCGACCTCCGGAAAGGCGTTCGTGAACTGATGCCTGCCCTCGGCAACGCACTCGACTTCGCCAAGTACGAGGGTCGCAACTTCCGCGCCCACCAGCTCGGCTCGCCGCCATCCTCGCCGGTCCCCGGTCAGCTCTACTTCAACACCGTCGACAACACGCTCTGGTGGTGGGACCCGGTCTCGGGTGGCTCGGGCGCGTGGATTTCAGCTCGCGGCGGGGCCACCCAGGACGCGACGACCTCATCGAAGGGCGTCATCCAGCTCGCCGGAGACCTGGCGGGCACCGCCGCCTCGCCGCAGATCGCGGCCGGGGTGATCACCGACGCCGAGGTCAACTCGCTCAACAAGGACGGGGCGGCGGGCACCGCGTCGATGCGCACGCTCGGCTCGGGCGCCACCCAGGCCGCTCCGGGTAACGACGGCCGGTTCTCCGACTCGCGCCCGCCGACCGGCGCGGCCGGTGGCGACCTCGCCGGGAGCACCTACCCGAACCCGGTGATTGCGCCGCTCAAGGTCGACGACACGAAGGTCGCGACGGCCAACAAGGACGGCGCCGTCGGCACGCCGTCGATGCGCACCCTCGGCACCGGCGCCGTGCAGGCGTTCCCCGGCAACGGCCGACTCGACCAGGTCGCGATCCCGACCGCCGACGTGTCGATGAACAACCGCAAGCTGACGAACGTCGCGGACCCGATCGGCGCGCAGGACGCCACGAACAAGACCTACGTCGACAACATCGCGCAGGGGATCGACGCCAAGCAGTCGGTCAAGGCGGCGACGACCGCCAACATCGCCAACGTCCTCACCGGCGCGCCAAACACCCTCGACGGCCAGACGCTGGTGATCGGCGATCGCGTGCTGGTCAAGGACCAGACCGCGCAGGCGACGAACGGCATCTACACCGTCACCACGGTCGGCACCGGCGCCAACGGCGTGTGGGCGCGCGCCGCCGACATGGACGCCTGGGCCGAGGTCCCGGCTGCCTACGTGTTCGTCGAGCAGGGCACCACGCAAGCCGACACCGGCTGGCTGTCGACCGCCGACCCGGGCGGCACGCTCGGCAGCACGAACATCACCTGGGTCCAGTTCTCCGGCGCCGGTCAGGTCATCGCCGGTGGCGGCCTGACCAAGACCGGCAACCAGCTCGACGTCGGCGCCGGTCCGGGCATCACCGTCAACGCCGACACGATCCAGGTCGCGAACGACGGGATCAGCAACGCGATGATCGCCGACGGCGCGATCAACCTTGGCACCGCCGACGTCACCGGCACGCTGCCGCTGACCAAGGGCGGCACCGGGCAGACAACCGCGCCGCTCGCGCGCACGGCGCTGGGCGCGGCGGGCGTCTACACCAGCGCCACGCACGGCGCGGGCACCACGATCTCGATTCCGCAGACCACCCACCTGCTCGGCGCCGGACGCGGCAAGCAGGTCCAGGTGCAGGAGGAAGCCACCGGCGCGGTCGTGATCACCGACGTCGTCGTCGCTGCCAACGGCGACGTCACCGTCACGTTCGGCGTCTCGGTCGCCGCCAACGCCTACCGGGTGACGATCGTCGGCTGATGCCCGAAGTCCTCACCGATCTCACGCTGGACCGCAGGCTCATCATGCCCGGCCAGGCCGTTGAGCGGCAGATACTGGCGGGCGGCGTCGACCATCTGAACTTCCGCAACGTCGCCGCCTTCGAGCAGAACAGCACGGTCAACGGGGCGATCGTGTTCCAGACGAACATCGTCGCGCCGACGATGATCGAGTTCGTCCTCCACGGGTTCAACTATGTCGCGACCGTCGACCGGGTCGTCGACATGCATGTGTTCGCGTATCCGAACGTGGCGGGCGCGGTCATCGCGCGCTCGCAGGTCGTGCACGTGGGCAGCAAGCAGCCGCTCGTGCGGATGGGCTGGGACGTCAACAACAAGCTGGCGATCATCCTTGGCGACGTCGCCGACACCTGGGCTTACCTGCGTCTGCGAATCCCGTTCCTGACACTCGGCTACAGCTCGGCATCAGAAGCGGAGGCCGACGGCTGGGTCGTCACCGCCGAGGTTGACATCACGCCCTGGTCGACGGGCCTGACGACGGTCGGCATCGCAACACCCGGCCCGATCGGCGCGGCGGGCGGCGATCTTGCCGGGACCTACCCGAACCCCGACATCAGGACAGGCGTGATCGTCAACGCCGACGTCAACGGCAGCGCCGCGATCGCCGAATCCAAGCTCGCGCTCGCCTCCGACGCCGCCGCCAACGTCGCCTCCCGGCGCACGCTCGGCAGCGGCGCGCTGCAGGCGGCGGCGGGCAACGATCCGCGCTTCGCGCCGACCACGTCGCAGCTCTACAACGGCACCGGGGCACCGGCAGCCGGGACCGGCGTCGACGGCGCGATGTACCTCGACACCGCCAGCGGGCGGTTCTACGGGCCGAAGGCGGCGGGCGTGTGGCCCGCGGCCACGCAGCGGCTGGTGCCGCTCGCCCCCACCTACGCGCAGCTCACCAGCGGATAGGAGCGACATGGCTGGACCCTCCGGAACGACCTCACGTCTCCTGCTGCCCTTCCCGACCCCCGCCGACAACGTCGACGTCCCCCGCGACGTGCAGGCGCTCGCCGACAAGCTCGACCTGCTCACGAGCCTGGTCCCGCTCGTCTCCTCGCTCCCGCTCCCCGCCTCGCCCGCCAACGGCCAAGAAATCTACTTCCAGGATGCGTCGATGGCGACTGCCGCGATCATCTGGCACCTGCGGTTCAGTACGGCAAGCGGCGCCTGGGAGTTCGTGGGCGGGGCGCCGTATCACCTCAGCGCCAACACCTCCCGCACGTCCAGCGCGACGGCGTACGCGATCCCGTCGACCGATCCCCTGTCGGTCACGGTCCCGCCCGGCACCTACGACGTGATGATCGAGGGTGACGTGACGCCCACGGCGACCGGCGCAGCGTTCCATAGCTACTCGGTGGGCGCGGTCCCCCCGCAAGACGCATGGGCGGTTCGTGCCGCGTCCGCGGTCATCACCGTCTCCGGCGCGAAAAGCTGGCGGCACGCGATCACGTCGGGCGCGTTCACGGAGCAAATCCGATCCGGGACCGCTGGGCAGACGATCGCGGTGATGAATCGGCACATGATCGTGCAGCCGGTGCGGCTCGACTCCTAAGACATGGCCGTCGGACCACCCCCACCCGACCCGCTCTACGACGCGCAGATCGGCCAGATTGGGCGCCAGCGCGATGACACGCTCGCCGAGCTTGCCGGGGGACGCTCACGCGGGCTCGCCGACTACGGCTACGTCGAGGGGCCGGGCGGCTCGCTTCGCTTCGACGTCAATAACCCGTTCTCCAAGGCGGCACTGCTCAAGAGGCTGCACGACACGCAGCGCCGGAGCGTCGGCCAGCAGATGGGCTCGGGCGGCCAGCTCTACTCGGGCGCCTACCAGAACGCGCAGGACCTCTCGAGCCGCAACCAGCTCCAAGCCCAGGACTCCCTGCAGAAGTCACTGCAGGCGTTCCTGGCGCAGAACACGGCAGCGAGGACGCGCGCGCGCACGGGCTACGAGACCCAGGCGCAGATATACGGGGCCGAGAGAACCAGCCGGATCGCCGACAACCCGCTCTATGACCCGACCGTGGGAGACCCGACGGCGGCCGCCGTACAGGGCGGGGGGCCGCCCGCCGCGGCCGCCGCGCCTGTTGCACGCCCGACGGGACCCGCTGCGGCGGCGGCAGCTCAGCGGCAGCGGCAGCGGCAGGGTGCGGGTGCCGCTGTGGCCGCTGCGCGCGCTCGAGCCCGAGCCAAGAAGCGCAGGCACTAGATGCCGTTCTCGTCGCACGCCCAGCGCAAGTTCATGTACGCCCGCCATCCCGAGATCGCCAAGCGCTGGCGCAAGGAGTCCGGCCCGCAGCGCGGCCTGCCCGCCTACTCGCGCAAGACGCCTCGCCAACACATGATCCGCAAGTTCGCCAAGGAGCGCCGCCGTGGTCACTAAGCCGAAGAAGAAGGGCGGCGGCTCGCTCGCCGATCGCGCCAAGCGCAACCCGGCGCTGCTGCGCAAGGCGCTCAAGAACCCCGGCCTGCGCTCCAAGCTGCCGTCGTCGATGCTGACCCCCGCGCAGCGCGGACAGCGCCGCTTCAACACCAAGCAGGCCGGGATCAGAACCAAGCGGCAGGCCAAACGGCGGGCGCTCAAACAGCCGGTGGTGCCCGGTTCGACGCTCACCAAGGGCCAGCTCAACAAGGAGACCCAGGCCGAGCTTGACGTCGCCTACGGGCCGCTGGAGTCCCAGCAGTCCCAGCAGACGCAGGAGGCGCAGAACTTCCAGCGTGACATCGGCGGCTACTACGACCAGTACCTGCGTCAGATCGCCCAGCAGGCCGCCAACGTTCGCCAGATCGGCGCCGAGGCCAACCAGGCGATGCAGGGCCTGCAGGGCGGCATCACGGGCCTGGCGACCCAGGACCTGCGCGACATCCAGGCGCCCGCCAACGCCGACGCCGCGGCGCGCGGCCAGGTGGCGGGCAACCAGGCGCCGCTGGCCTCGAGCGCCGCCGCCGTCCGGCAGGGCATCCTCGGCTCGCAAGGCACGGAGCTGGCGAATCAGAACGCGTCCGCGTCGCGCTACGCCGACACGCTGGCGAACGTCGTCGGGCCGGGCCAGAAGCTGCAGGCGGTGGCGCAGGCTGGCGGGCGCGTGCGCCAAGCACGCCAGAAGCAGGCCGACACCGCGCGCGAGCGCGGAGCGGCAGGCCAGAAGTACCGCTCTGGGCGCCGCCAGGAGGAGACCAAGAACGTGCTGGCGCAGCAGACGCTCGGCGGCAACCTCGCCGACAAGGCCGCCGACAACGCGGCCGCCGAGGCCGCCCGCAAGGAGACCAAGCGCAGCCACAAGGCCAACGAGCGCCTCTCGCAGCGGCGGATCAACGCCCAGGGCCAGAAGGTCAACAAATACGGCTATACCGAGAAGGACTGGCGGAAGATGTCGACCGGGGAGCGGCGCAAGATCATCGCCGCCAGCGGCGGCGGCAAGGGCAAGGGCAAGGACGGCAAGAAGGGCCTGGACCTGCTGACCCCCGGCCAGGCGGGCAAGGGCCTGTCCGAACTCGAGAAGCTCCGCGACTACGCCTCCAAGGCGCGCAAGGGTGAGCCGTTCGTTCCCGGCCACGGCAAGCAGACGCCGCTCAAGGACCGCCATGCCGTCGACAAGAAGATCAGGGACTCGGTCGCTGCGCCGTCCAACCCGATCCTCAAGACGGCCGTCTACGACGCGCTGTTCGACAAGCACCTGTCACCCGAGACGGTCCGCGGCCTGCACCGCGCGGGCTACCGGGTCGACGACGTCACACGCATCTTGCGCACCACCACCCGCAAGGGCTGGAAGCCGAAGCGCACACGCAGCCAAGCCAACACGCGCGCCTACGGCAAGACGGCGCCGCAGCCCCAGGGCCACGCCTAGATGCCCGTCGCAGGACCCACCCGACGAACCCGCGCTGTCCAGCGCAAGCCCAGGCGCCAGGTGGCGGCGGCACCGCCTGCGGCGCGCTACTACCAGTCCCAGGGCCGCGACGTCGCCCGGCGCGCGGCGCCGGTGCCCAAGAAGGTCATCCGCAGCGCGGGCCGGGCCGTCAAGGCGCCGCATCGGCCGTCGCCACCGCCGCGCCAGCCGACGCGCACCCAGCTCCGTTCCACGCGCGCGCAGGGGCGCTACTACGGCAGCCAGGGCCGGGCGGTCAGGCGCGCCGCCAAGGTGCAGCAGACGCTCGGGCCGGGGCACGCCGTACAGCTCAAGCGCCACGACCCGATCCTGCACCAGAAGGACATCGAGAAGGTCCAGCGCAGCGTGCCGTTCCAGACGCAGGCGCGCGCCAAGTCTTACGGGTCGCAGGCCAAGGATGTCGCCAAGCGCGCCGAGCCGAAGTTCGTCGAGGGCAAGCACGGCGTCAAGATTCCGGCCGCCTACGTCAAGAAGAACTGGAAGGAGGCGGGGTTCAAGAAGGCGGGGCTCGCCGACAAGCTCGCCGAGCTGCCGCTGCGCGCGGTGGGCAACGCGCCGTCGGACGTCAAGGAGATCGCCACGACGCTGCCGTCGTCGCTCGCGCACATCGTCAGCGAGCAGGCCAAGGCGGTCGGCAAGTCGGCCAAGGAAGGCTCGCCCAAGCCGCTGCTCAAGGCGCAATGGGAGCTGGGCAAGGAGACGCTCAAGCCTTACAAGGAGCTGGCGACGCACCCGGTCAAGTTCATCGGTGAGAAGCCGGTGAGCGCGGCGTTGATGGTCGCCCCCACCGGCAAGGTACCGCTGCGTGTCGCAGGTAAGGGCGCGCGCCTGGCGGGCAAGCAGTCGCTGCGGCACGAGACCGCCACGCTCGGGGGCACGACGATCAAGGAGCACCGCCAGGCTGGCCGCGGCGTCGTCAAGACGGGCCGCGAGCTGATCCAGAAGAAGCACCAGGAGCACAAGGGTCCGGCCGTCACCGACGCCGAACTCAAGCGCCGCGTCGACGAGCATTACGACTGGCAGCAGCAGCACAAGCAGGCGGCGGTGACGGAGGCGATCCGCGACGAGCGCCGCAAGATCAAGCAGCTTCCGAAGGTCGAGCGCAAGGCGCTCGGCAAGCAGGGCCGCCGCGAGCAGATCGGCGAGCGCGAGTCGGGCGCGCGCGGCGGCGCGCATCAGCACGTCGAGCGCGAGTTCGCCAAGGAGTTCGGGTCGCACTGGCAGGTCCAGCATCAGCCGCCGCGGAAGGGCCGCCAGTCCAAGCCGGTCATCGTCAAACCCAAGAACCCGGAGGAGGGCGGCGGCGTCATCCACGCCGACCGCTCCGACGCGAAGCTGGTCGCCGACGCCGTCCCGTTCGACGCTAAGGTGATCGAACTCGAGGGCGCCACCCCCGGCGAGACCTCCGGTTTCGCGGTTGTCCCGACGACCGCCGCCCGGCGTCTGCAGCAGCACAAGAACGTCGGCAAGGGCGGCTTCGCGGGCGGGCCGGTGCTGCGCACGCTCGGGCGCACGTTCCGCAAGACGGTGCTGCCGCTGTCGGCGAAGTGGCTGCTCGGCCAGGGCACCGAGGCGGCCGTGCGCGCCGCCGCCCAGGGGGCCGGGCCGTTGTCGTTCGTGCGCGGCAGGAAGGTGATGCGCGAACTCGAGAAGATCGACCCGGCCGCCGCCAAGCAGCTCCGCAAGCGCGCCGTCCACGGCGGCCAGTTCGGCTCCACCGGCGCGGTCGGCCACGACCTGATCTTCGACGCCTCCAAGGCGGGCAAGACACTGGCCGAGGAGTTCACCGACGTCGGCTCGCACACGCTCGAGCGCGGCGCGCAGCTCGCGACCAACATCGGCGCCAAGGCACCCGCCAAGGTGCTGCGCGGCGGCTACCGGGCCTACACAGACTTCGTGTTCAACCAGGTCAACGGCCGGATCGAGCACGCCGCCAAGACGGCGATGCTCGGCAAGGCGGTCAAGCAGGGGCCGCTGATGGAGCGCCGCATGGTCACGCTCTCCGACAAGGCGGCCAAGGAGGCAGCCGAGGGCCTGCGCGGCACCGCCTCCCAGGTCGAGCTGGCGCGCGCCGTCGACCGCGCCTACGGGCGCTACTCCAAGTTCAGCCCCGCCCAGCGCGACTACATCCTGCACTCGACGCCGTTCATCCCCTGGTACCGCAACATGCTCGAGTTCCTGTTCCGGGTGATGCCGGAGGATCATCCCGTCAAGACGTCGCTGGCGGTCAGCTTGAGTGCGTCGCAGGAGGACTGGCGCAAGAAGCAGAAGCTCTCGACGAAGGCGCCGCACGTCCCCAGCTTCATGCTCGGCGGCGCCCCGGCCACCGATCTCCCGAAGGCCCTGACCGGCAGCGACCGCAAGGGCCGCACGGTCCCGCTGGGCCGTTACGGGCCGTTCCTGCCCGGCGAGTGGGCGACCGCGCTCGGCGGCCAGTACACGCCGTTCCTGCAGTCCAGCCTGCAGAACCTGTCCGGGGTCGACTGGACCGGCGAGCCGTTCAAGGGCAAGAAGGGCGGCGAGGTCGAGCAGTCACGGCTGGCGGCGATCGCTGCCCTGTCGCTCGCCGAGGCGACGATCCCGGGCGTCGGCCTGGCGAACCGCACCACCGGCCTCGGCGACCGCTACCTCAAGGGCAAGGACAAGCCGTCGGTCGTGCAGGGCAAGTCGATCCCGCAGGCGCTGCTGGACACCATCAACCCGGCCCGGCCCGTCGGCGCCAGCGAAAAGACGTCCAAGAAGCGCAAGACGAAGAAGAAGCGCAAGGCCGGACCGCTGCCGCTGAGTGGCGGCGGCGGTGGCGGCGGTGGCGGTGGCAGCAAGCTGCTGCCGCTCTCCTAGATCACTCCATCCCCTCATGGCGAACTACCGCCGCGTCGCGCGGCGAGCTGCTCGAAAGCACGGGCTAGACCCGCGTATCTTCGAGCGCCAGATTCAGCAGGAGTCCGGGTTCAACCCGAGCGCGCGCTCGCCCGCGGGCGCGTCCGGCATCGCGCAGATCATGCCGGGCACCGCCAAGGGCTGGGGTGTGGACCCGATGAATCCGCGGGCGGCGCTGAACGCGGCCGCGCGCAACATGGCGTCCTACGTTCGCAAGTACGGCAGCTACGAGAACGCGCTGCGCGCCTACAACGCGGGGCCGGGCAACATCCAGCGCTCCAAGGGGTTCGGGGAGACCAACGCTTACGTCCGCACAATCCTCGGCGGTCACGACCCCCGCAAGCTCGGCCAGCCGCAGAACGACGGGCGCGGCGGCACGACCGGCTCGACGACCACCACGACCACGACGACGCCCGGCGTCGACAACCGTGTCGCGCGCGCGCAGCTCATCTCCAGCTTTCTGTCGGATAAGGGTGCGGACCCGCTCGAGTTCGCCGTTCAGGCCAGGGCGCTGCGCGACGTCGCCCCGACGAGCAAGACGAGCACCAAGCGCACGGGCGCACGCAGCGGGGACAGCGGGGACAGCGGCGGTGTGGGCGGGGTCAAACGACCGCAGATCATGGAGCTGTTCTGGAACGGGCCGGGCGCCCGCAATTGGGACGAGGGCGCGTTCCGCCCGGCCGGGTACGTCAAGGGTCACACCGACCACGTCCACGTCAGCGCCGGACCGAAGTCGGTCGTCGCACTCGGTCGCAAGGCGCAGCAGATGGGCCTGCACGTCGGTGAAAATCCGCATTTTGGCGGCGTCACGCCGGTGCATGTGGCGGGCTCCTATCACTACAAGGGCGAGGGCATCGACGTCAGCGGCGACCCGGAGGCGATGCGCCGCTACGCGCGCTACGTCGCCAAGCTGCTTCGCCGCGGCGGGGGACGCAACCAGCGGGCTGGGCCGCAGGCGTCAGGTAAGAACAAGCCGACCAGCGACGCCGCCGCCCGTTGACGTTCGCTGCGTCACTGACCGACATCGTCGTGGCGTGGCCGATCTCGTTCTGCATCGGCGTGATCGTCGGGATTCTCCTTGCCACTCGCGGCTACCGGATCGTGCGCGTTCGCAATGGAAACGGAGGTCGCAATGGCGACGATGGATGAGTGCTGGAAGGACCTCACCGACGGTGAGCAGAACACCTGCGACGAGTACTGCGGCAACGCCAATCTGAGCGATTGGGCGGGCTACGACACGACGATGGAGGGCCGTCGCAAGGACGCGTGGCACTGGCTGAACGACCGGCTCGAGGAGCTGCGCCAGCTCATCAAGGACGAGACCAACCAGCAGAACCATGACGCCAAGCGCTACAACCGCCGCGACTACCTCAAGGGGGTCGTCGAGGACGGCTACCGCAAGGTGCACCGCACCGGCCCGAACTACCCCGCGGGGCATGCCACCGACGCCGAGGCGGTCTACATCGAGGAGCGCGAGTACTACCTCGCATGGAACTCGGCCTACGAGGAGCAGAAGCAGCGCAAGCTCGACAACCTCGAGTGGCTCGAGGGCCGACGCCAGTACGTCTGGCGCCAGGCCGAGGGCTCGATCGAGTCCGACGCCGGGCCGGGCTGGGACAAGAAGCACCGGCGCGAGCGCTACGACAATCTCTGCATCGCCACCCATTACGGGTCGGCGTGGGAGGACTTCCAGCAGGAGCAGAAGGGGAGCTGGCGCGACGCGTCTGCCAAGTGGCACGACGGTCACCTGGGGATCACCGAGAGCCCACCGGACTCCAATTGCGATAGTCGATCGGATGGAATCCGTACATCGCAGGACGGCTGCGCGAACGGCACCTGGTTGCGCTATCAACCCTGGTGCGGCTGCTGGGCCTGGTCAGGCCTGTACGCAGCCGGGAAGGTCAAGAAGGGCGACTCGTGGCTGGCGAGCGTCGCGTCGATCGAGGATTACGCGAAGGCGGGTAAGGGTCCCTTCAAGGGATGGACCACCGACGGCAGCAAGGCGAAGAAGGGCGACCTGGTCGTGCTGTTCGGGCGCGGGCAGCACGTCGGCACCGTCCGCTCGATCGACTCGAGCTACGCGTACACATGGGAGGGGAACACGTCGAGCGGCTCGTCGGGCTCGCAGTCCAATGGCGGCGGGTCCTACAAGCGCCAGCGCAGCCGCTCGGGCGAGACCTACGGCTACGCGCTGGTAAAGGACTGAACATGGACGACGACGAAGATCGCGTCGACGGCACCGAACTCCCCGACCTCGACGACGAGGAAGGGTCAGACGCACGTCTGGCGCCCGAGGTCAAGGACCAGCTCGGCGACGCCGACCCCGAGGACACCGGCGAAGCGCACGAGCGTTAGCGCGCCAGCTCACGCCGAACGGTGAGCACACTTGCGCAAAGCTGCGCAGTGTGGTTGGTTTCACAACCATGGCCGGTTCCCCCCTCGGCCGCACCCCTGAGTGGATGCGGCCCGATGCTGTTCGCTCGTTAGCACGCGCCCACGACGCGGGCGACGCCGACGCCTACCAGCGCGTGTTCATCTCGCTGCTCGTCGGCTCCGGCGCTTGGCTGCTACGCCATTGCCCGCCGCCTTCGGGAGCTGAGCCGGGTCTGACTCGCTGGCTGGCTGAGCTGGAGGCGACGGTGATCGTGTCTCGTGCGGCAGCGGAATGTCGTCGTGATCGGTGCGTCGAGCTGCCAGAGTGAGCAGCGCGGCAAGGTAGTGCTCTATCACCTCGAGACGCTGTTCGGGCGTACCACGACCAAGGCGCAGGGGGGCGTCTTGATATTTCGCCTCCACCAACGTCACTACCTGATCGTCGGCCATCCACGCCAGGTCAACCCATTGATGCGGGACGCGACAGGCGTCAGCAATGCGCCATAGCTCGGCGGGGTCGGCGCCGCGCGGTGACGTCGGCGAGATAATTCGCCGTAACGTTGCCTCGCCGATGTCGGCTTTCTCGGCGACTTCTGGAACGCGTAGCGCGGCGTAGGCAATTGCTGCCCGCACCCGGGCGGCTACGCCCTCAAGTGGGGTGAGTTCGGGCGAATCCGTGCCCGCGGGGGAGACATCCATGTTGCGCAGTATTGCGCACCATTGCGCACGTTGTCTACCCCCTAGAGGTGACAACTGACCCGCTGTCAGTTGTACGGATGGGTGCGGGATGTTCGCAAATTGCATCGGTTGCAGTGTTGACTCTTGAGCAGCACGGCGTAGGTTTGAGCACCCATGAGCAGAAGTCAGCAGGGATTCGACGCCAGCCTGCGGCGCCTCTCAATCTCCCGGCAGCAGCCGAGCCGCACGCTGCGCTCACTGCGCATCGAAGCGGCCCTCTCCCAGCGTGAGCTGGGCCGCCGCGCCGACGTCGCACCCAACACGGTGCGCAACGCCGAACGCGGCCACATCCCGCTGACCGAGAACCAGGAGCGGATCGCGGCGGTACTCAGCAGCGTCCTGAAACTCTCCATCGGCCGCTACGACCTGTGGCCGCTCGTCGACGAGGAGGCAGCATGAGCGCAGGCGCCCGCGGCTCCAACCGGGAACGGGCCGTCGCCGAGCAGCTCCGCGGTGACGGCTGGATCGTCTACCGCTCAGCAGGCTCGCACGGCAACGCCGACCTCGTCGCGCTCAAGGTCGGGCACCCGGCGATGCTCGTGCAGGTCAAGTCGAGCGTCCGGCCGTTCGAGCACTTCCGGCCCGAGGAACGCCGCGCGCTCGAGGAGGAGGCGCTCTACGCGGGCGCCGTGCCGTGGCTCGTGCACTGGCCGACACGCGGCAAGCCGACCTGGATTTCCCGCTTCGACTGGCCCGGCAACGGGGAGCTGCGCTCGGCCTATGACGCGCCGCTGGGGCTCGACAGCCGGATCGGGGTGCCGTCGTGAACGCCGCCCACTGCCAGTACGCGGGGGAGCGCTGCGGCGAGATGCTGCCGTTCACCGGCTACGCGCTGGTCGCCGTGCTGGTCATCGGGGTGGCGCTGGTCATCGCCGGGCTGGTGGTGCGGCGATGAACACCGCCGAGGCCGGGGTCTCCCGCGTCACCGACCACCTGTTCGCCCCCACGAACGAGCATCAGCGGCTCGGCCACTGGTGGCAGCGCTGCGGCACCTGCGGCCTGGGCAGCGCCGCGCACGTCGGGACCGGCGTGAGGCTCGAGACGCCCGGCCTGCCCTACCGCTGCCCCGACTGCGTCCACCGCGGCTACGGGCGCTGCGTGCACCAGTTCATGCGCGAGGGGGAGCGGTGAGCGACGTCCACGTCGCGGTCGCGCCGCACCTGCACATGCGCCTGTACGACACGCGCCGCGAACTCGAGGCGATGACCGACCTGGCACGCCGCCTCGCCGAGCAGCTCGACGCCCACGTCGACGAGGCCTACGGCGGGCCGAAGGCGAGCACCGTCCTCACCGGCAAGGCGCTGTACGAGGCGCGCCAGTTGGGGCTGATCAAGTGAGCAAGTCTCCCGCCCCGCCCTACTACAACGTCTGGGGCCTCGCCGCTAGCGAGCCGCGGCCGAGCCTGTACGCCGAGGCGGTCACCCGCTCGGAGGCGATCGCCGAGGCCGAGGGCATGTGGCACGGCGGGACCGACCTGCGCAGCGTCTGGGTCCAGGTCGGCGACGTCGTCGTGTGGGCGGCGGGTGAGAAGGCCGAGGAGGGGCTGACCGCGTGAGTCAGCCGTTGCAACTCACGCTCGACGGCAAGTTCGTCGAGCTGATCCGCGTCACGCCGCTGACCGACCGGCAGCGCGAGCTGCTGCGCTACATCCGCGCCGCCGAGGACGGGGTGCGCACCGGCGAGATCGCGCCGCTGATGGCCGCGCGCTCATCAAGCGCCGCGGTCGGCGCACTGCGCCGCCTGCAGCGCCGCGGCCTGGTCGAGCGCATCGGCCACGGGCATTGGCGCGCGACCAGCGCTGACGAGTCCTGGCATCCCTCGTCGTGGGCGTCCGAGCCGGAACGGGCACAGATGGTCGCGCTGTACCGGGCGGGCGGCTCGCTGCGCTCGATCAGCAAGGAGCTGCACTACTCGCCCGCCACGATCGGGCGTGCCCTCCAGCGCGAGGGCATCAAGCTGCGTGGCCGCGGCGGCGCGCACAAGACCAACGCGATGCCCGCCGAGGCGATGCTCGAGGCGGCCGAGCTGTACGGGCGGGGCTGGTCGATCGCGCAGATTGCCGACCTGCTCGGCATGTCGGTGGCCGGTGTGCATCTGCGGCTGCGCCGGGCGGGAACGAAAATGCGGCCCCCGGGCGGCAACAATCGCAACGGCTCCCTGCGCCCCGCTGAGCGCTTGGAATGGCTGGCGGCCCGATGACCCAGGGCCAGCCCTCCGAGGCCGCCAGCGCGCCCGGAACGCCCACTGCGCAGCTCGTTGTCCACCCCTCCAC